ATCTGCAACATGATCGTGTCCTCGTAGTTCGCCTGCGGCAACGTGATATGCTTCTTGCCCGTGTACGCGCTGACTGCCTCGTTGTACGCCTCCGTGCTGCGCCACTTGATTTCATCAAGCGCTTTCCCGTCGAATCCGAAACGCCCGCCAAGCGTATCTTTGAACATGACACACATGCGCTGTACGCGCTTCTTGCGAGAACCCCAAGTGCCGTCCTGCCCGTTGATTTCCACGGGAAGCGTCACGACGTTAGTATCATAGGCCAGCCCCGTAACAATATGGGTAAACTCGTTGTCAACGTCAAGCTGCCCGCCTGCGGAGATTTCCTCGTCCGTCAGTTTGTTGCCGTCGCCCACAACCTGAACGGATTCGCTGGCGAGCCAAGAAAGCCCCGTGACTGTGCTTGTCGCCGCGCCGTCATAGATTGCCGCCGAATCGACATAGACGTTATCTTCCTGCTTCATCATCTGCTCGACGTAGTAATTATTCCCACGTTTTACCACGGCCCAAAGTTCATCTTCTTTATCGCCGGGGATTGAACACACGTCAATGAATTGCCCCTGCGTCGTATGCCTATGCCATGCGTAAACGTCCTGCTCATGGATATACGTCATGGCAACCATAACACCATCGGAACGCACACACCAAAGAACGCTTTCCGGGGCCTGCTGGTACGTCATGGAAACAATCTCATGCCCGTCAAACAGGTGAGAGGCGAGGATGGAAATTTCGCCGCCCGTGTATTTGTCCACGTCATACGAATAGGCGAGATCGCGAATGATACTTCCGCCGCGCTGAACGTAAAGAATCCTGCCGCCGATAATAACAGGCGGTACGTCCGTTATGCCGCGATATTCCTGCGCTTTTGCCTGTTGCGTCGTCGGCGTGAAGTTTGAACCGCCACCCGATACGCGATACTCGCCGCCCGTCGTCAGCATCACCATTTCGTCGAAAGACACAATAGCCTTTATGCCGTTCATCTGCCCTGTTGCCAGCGTTCCCGTAATCGCGTCGTCGTCCTTGCCGGGGTAAGATGTGCCGAAGTCAAGATAGCTTCCCGTCTTAGAAGTCCAATACGTCTGCGGGTGCTTCGGGCTTCCGGCGTAAACCATCCTGTCCTCAAAGAATCCAACGGCCTGCGGATAACCGTTCCCAATGCTCCAAGCCTGAAAACTCCAATCAAGCGTAGGGTCAGTAGAGGCAAGAGGCTTGTATATTTCCGCCTTTGCGTGGGTGCTGTCCGTAACGCTCAAGATACGGACAATGCCGTCGTAATCATTAGAAAAGGATTGTATCGTTACATATCCGCGCTGATCGGGGTCTTCGGCACCGTGTACGGAATTGTCAAAATTGCTGCTGTCCACTTTGTAGGAGCGAATTTCAACGTCGTCGTTTTGGAACGTCATATTGTAGTTTTGGCTTCGGTTTCCGCTTTGTTCTTTCAGCATAATCCAATTACTTATAACATCGTCTTTGTAAACCGAAAAATCGCCTTCCCAGAAGCCGAAACTCTCAACGTAAACCGACGCGCCCGGAACGCAGCTCACCGTCAAATCATCCGTGCCGGGGACGCCCTTTTTGTATTCTGCAGGCACGGTATGCCCAAGCCGCACAAGCTGACCTACCATGTCCTGTGTAAACAACGGCCCGCTTGCAGTAAGCATAGCGGAGCCGTCAGGAATGTCTATGTCACCATCTTCCAATGTAAGATTAGAGCAATCAAAATCCGCTATAATAATATTTGAATACCTGCGAAGCCCAGAACCGATATAAAACCCTTTGATTACATCGCCTTGGTGGATTGCCTGCGAATAAACAAGATTGTCATTGTGATACACCCAAACACCGTTCGTTCCGGCGTGGAGAACCACTTTTGTCATGGTGTTTTGCGACACATACGGAGAATAGTTATCCGGCGCAGCCTCGGCATCATACTGGCCTATGTAGTTTTCGCTGTTAAATCCACCTTCAATATAAATTCCGCTTGAATTAAAATACCGAACATTGTTAGCCACAATGCCTATTTTTTGCGGTTTGTCGTCGAAGCAGACGGCAATAGCCCCGGAATATAATTCCGAATTTACAAATGCAGGAGCCGTATAATATACATCCAAGCGGAGCCATATATCTTTCAGCGGCCTTTTCTTAAAATCCGTGTTTTTTACGGGAATAAATTGTGTGCTTGGGGCAAGTCCTCCAATTTCACATACAAAATAACCCGTTTTTGTTACCGTAAGATCAGACGACGCATACGTTCTCCCTGCGCTAAAAAACGGCGCCGTTGCCTGCCCCACGTTTTTATAGGCCGTTACCATTGTTGTCGTCTTTCTGTCCGGTGTGATTGTTATATCCGTCGCGTTCGCGTCATCAAAAGGCCCGTTTTCAATTTTTAACTCTGCCCACTCCCATCCTTCCAGCGTGCGCGTGATTGCCGCAGGGTGATGGTTTGGGTGTGTCAGGAAAAGCATATCCGCACTTTGCGCGTACTTAATCTGCGGCAGTTCCGCCTCCGTGTACGGCGTATCGACTTCGACAATGGTATTGTCTATCTTCACGATCTCGCCGTTCTGATATATCCGTACTTTCTTGTCGGTAAACTCCAAGACGTAATTCTGTTCCGCATTGTAAGAAAACGGAATTAACCGGGCTTTATTATTGCTTTTCGTCTGTTCAATGTGCTTGAAGCCCGGCCTGCGCGAAACGCCGCCATAGCGCAATACGATTGCGTTTTCCAGCTTTGCCGCGCCCACATCATACTTTTGTAAATCTGTCCTTCCATAGAGGGCGGGAGTAAGCTCACCGCCCGCAAAGGAAGGTTTAAGTTGGAACTGTCCCATAGTCCAACCTCCTAGAATCTCGCCCGAATGAACGTATTCAATTCCGGCGTTTCCGTGTTTTCCTCGTTTGTCGCGTTGGCAACAGCATCGTTATACAGTCGTTCGTATTCCATCGTCGCCATCTGCGCCGCCCTCGCGTCGCCAACCAGCTTTGAAGCTATGCTGGCAGCCAGCTTCCATGACAGGACTTCGCAAAATTGTTCGTCCATGAGATCATTGTCCGAAATATCCGCCGTGTATTCTGCAACAACGCTTGGGGCGTTGCAGTACAGCACTTGCCCGTCGTCGTCGCTGACAATGCGGTATTGCAGGAAATCGGAAAGCGGCGCAAGTTTTCCGTTGTCCATGAGTGCATAGAGTTTTCGTAAGCACACGCAATCGGACGGATAGCGATAGGCGAAGCGGTAATCCTGCGGAGAATCCTCTAGCTTCGTAAGCGCCACACGCCTTGTCGCCCAAGGCCAAGGATAGCGGCGCAAGACAAGTCTGCGGTCGTGTTCGTAGAACTGCGCGCACCTTCTCGCCTGCTCTGAAACCTCCGCTATGGATTCAATAGGCGGCTCCCCGATATGAGACAAGGCCATGTTGCATATCGTGGTCTTGTCCATGCTGTGTTCAAGGCCGTTGTTCTGCTCGTTTATCACGCTGGCAACAGCTTCTTGGCAAAGACGCTCGAACTGTTCCGTCGCCATCTTCGTCAATTCCGGCTGTCCCACCAGCTTGAAAGCCATACTGGAAGCAATCTTCCATGCAAGCACTTCGCAGAACTGCTCGTCCATAATGTCCGTATCGTCCAAATCTGCCGTGTACTCAACCAAAACACGCGGCGCATCGCAGTAAATCGCCCGCCCTTGGTCGTCGCTCGCTATGATGTATTCTACCGAATCAGAAGCAAGCGAGCCATCCTGCCCTACGGAATACACTTTCCGAAGGCAAATGCAGTTTGACGGATAACGGTATGCATAATCATAGTCCTCTGGCGTGTAGGCAAGCTGCGCCAATTCTACCCTGCGCCTCGCCCAAGGCCACGAATAACGCCGAAGAAGAAAGCGGCGGTCATGCTCATAGAATTGAGCGCACCGCCGCGCCTGTTCGGAGTTTTCGGATAAGGATTCAATGGGCGATTCGCCAATGTAGGCCAACGCCATATTGCAAATCGTGATCTTGTCCATAGTCTATCACTTGGCCTTTGCCGTGCGGCCCCGCTTGGGTTTCGTCGGTTCCGGCTCTGCCTTCTGCTCTTTCACGGCCTTCGGCTTTTCCTCGACTACTTCTCCGCCGACGCGGATAAAGTGTTCAGGCGGGATAACGGCGGAATCAACTTCCGCCGTGTCCCCAACCTCGTAAAGCCTGCCGTTCCAGAAGCACTTTGTTCTGCAAACGTAAATCATATCAGTACGGAATAGCGATACCCTGCTGCATGGTGGCCTGAATCTTGCCGCCGCTTACAGCGGTTGCCGTCGCTTTGAGACGCACATAACGATTCTGCGGCTTAATGGGCGCGTGGAACTGCGCCAGCGTCATGGGATGCTGCGTCTGTGCCGTGCCGCCGTGCAACACAACCTCGGCCTCCGTCACCGTCGAAGACGAGACAAAAGCGGAAGTGGGCGCGCTCTCAAGCACAACCTTATCCATCTTGCCCGAAGAAGTCTGCTCGGTCAGCTTCACGTCAACGTAAAGGGGCTGTGCGAAGCCGCCAGCGTTGCCAAGGTCAACAACATCGCCAACAATCGCCGTGGCGCAAGTCGTCGGTGCAAGCAGCATGTTTTCTGCATCAATGTATGCCATTATTCTACACTCTCCTTTCTCACACAATCTGGCTCTCGGTATTGAGAATGGCGTCGCAACGAAGAATAGGAATACCCCAGAAGTGGGTAATTTTCTTGCCCTGCCACTCGTCAATCGTCAGCCGGACGTTGTTTTTCTTCATGGCGATAATGTCAAGATACGTCATAACGGCGCGGTTTGCGAAGATTGCCAGCCGTACCTTGTCGGGGTTCTCGATCTGGTTGTACGCCTTTACCATCTTCTCGGAGAAGGCGTCGGCGTTGTTCGCCGTCAGCGCCGTCGTGTCGATGTTGGCTACGCGCACAACATAGCGCGGGTCACGAACCGCAAGGCCCATGTCCCAATTATACTGCGATTCATAGCCGTAAAACTCGGCATTGTTCGCGTCGTACATCTTGACGCGCCCGTTGTCACGATACTTGAAGCCTGCGCTCGTCCCCTCCGGGAAAATGCCGTACACCGTATCGTAGCCCATACCGACAATCCAAAGCGAAGTCAGGCTTGCGCCCGTGCCGCCAGCGTCAATAATCTGGTCGGCCCAGATGCTATCCTGATTTGCCTTGCTGTAATAGTAAGCAGACAGGCCCGTGAAGCCCGCAGGATTTACCTTTTCGTCGCCATAGAAGAAGGTCGTCGCCATCTTCTGATTCATGGCCTCCTGCGCCGCCACGTTTTCCGAAAGCCGCCAGTTGTTGTCATTACCGTTAATCTGGAGCAGCTTCTCGTCCACTTTGGCAAGAGCCTCAAGGCCGCCGCAAGTAAAGGACACCTGCTTGGACTTGGACTTCGACGGCTTAACGCCCCGGTTAATGAGACGCCACGCCACATCCGGCAGGTCGGTACGCATCAGCGCGACTTCCTGCTGCTTGTTGTTGCACTGCTTGAACGGCAGTACATCGAGGATACGATTCGTCTGCGACTGGAGTTCGATGATTTTCTGGTCAACGAGCTGCCCCTGCGCCCCGAACCGTGCGGCCCAATCGTGCATCGTTACATAATCAACTCCGATTGTTGCCATGTTTACCACTTCCCTTTCTTTGATTAGTATTTGCTATTGCCAAACAGCAGGTCGACCGCACTCTTGGCCTGTGCCGCCGGTTTGCTGTCAGGAGCCGAATCTTCGGAGAGAACGCCGCCCATCGCCTGCAACATTCTCTGTACTGCGGGATGATATGCCGCCCCGCTATCAATAAGCACTTGCATGACCTCGCCCGAATCATCAAACGTATCAATGGCAAGTTTCGCCATTTTTAGCTTGTCGGGCGTTGTCAG